TAAACTATTTATATAATGATGCACTACATAAGCATGAAGGTAATGGTGGTAAGCTATATACATATGCTGACGGGCCATTTGGTGGTAAAAATGCTAACAATTCACTGATACAAAAAGTAGAAAGTGAAAGAGCTATTCAAGTAAACAGATTACACTCTGGGCAAAAAGCAATAGCACAGCAAGAGTTAAATGAGCTTAATCGTCAGTATAATGGACAGCCTCCAGAAGGACTGCTACAGAAAAAGTATGAAGAGTTGGAGGACAGATTTCCACATCTTGATGTCAGAACTTTACAAGTCGGTTCTCAAAGTATTACAAATGGCGGAGAGTATCCCGGTGCCGGTCGAGGAGATCCTGATATTAACTTTTTAGAACAGATAGAAGGTGTATTTAAGATACCAAAGAAAAATCTTAGTATAGAGCAGCAAGTTGAAATACAAAGAGCTTACGGTGATTTTAAGGCAAAGGTTAAAAATCAAACAGATAATGGTATTGAACCGCTGAAAGCTAAAAGACTTATGTTAAAAGGAGTTCAAGATTCTTTATTAGCAGGTAAGTATAAAGATTCAGCAGTAGAAGAAAGACTAGGTAAAGATGTTAGATCTGAAGACATAAATGCTGATAGAGCGTATATAGAAACAGATTTTAACAAAGTATCTAATCAAGGAGAGTTTGTGTCTATACACGAAAAACAAGCATTAAGTCAACTAAAAAGACATTATCTATACGGTGAGCCATTTCCATCATATTTTTATGGTGTAACTAGAGGTACAAATCAATCTCCTTATCAGTATGCAGACGATAGATTTAGAGCTATGGGTGGATACGATGAGAACAATGATATAGCTCAACGCTTTGTAACTAAAGATGGTGTCCTTGTTGACCCACAGTTTGGCCTAACAAAGGCAGAGTTAAATGAACTTGAAGCTAAGCCACATCTTACTAAAACATATACTAAACTATTAGAGCCAGAAAAAAGTAAAAAGATTTTAGAAGGTTTTAAAACAGGTAATGATGTAGGATCATTTGACTCAGCAGTTGGCCCTAGAAAACGAGGTGCTGATAAACTTACTATTGGTGAACTTCTTACTTATGCTGAAAGAGGTGCCGGTAACTTTGGAGTGTATGGACTTAGTGCACAAGAACTAAAAGACGCTGTAAAATTCTTACCACCAAAGTTTAAAGATGAGTTATTTACTGAAGAAAACCAGAGTTTTTTAATATTAGAACTTGTTAGACAACGTGCTAACCGTACTAATAGTATTAGAGGTGCTATTATACAAGCCAAAAAAGGTGGCGAAGCAACTGTATTTCAAGGTGATGAAAAAGAAGGTAGTTGGGATAGATTAGTTCGACTAGATCCAAACGAGCAAAAAGCTTTATTAGATGTGTTTCCACAACTTCGTAACATACCTATGAATCAGTTTCAAAATCTTACAGAAGGTGTAGTTCTTGGTCTTCAAACTGAGATAAATAACTATCAACGTGCTAGAGAAAGACAGTTAGAGTTACGTAAAAAGCAAAGGGAGACAAAGAAGAAAGAGAACAAAACACCAACAACTTTAGAGGAACTAGAGCAAGTTCCCGCAGTAAAAAAAGCAAGAGAGGGTAGATGACAGACTCAAATTACTCCAGTGCAGAGTTAGAAGTAGATCTCGACGAAGCTGATTACGTCGCAAATGCTGCTAATAACGCTGCTGATGAGTACGAGCGAGCGTTAGAAAGGCAACAAGAATCACAGGCACAGTTACAGCAATCAGAACAGGTTAGTAAAGAAGTACAAGACGACCCTAGAAATGCTGAGAACTGGGGTGCTAAGGCACTCATAAAAGAGGGACAGTCTATATTGTCTGGAGGACTTCAAGATACGGCATCATCGCTCGCTACATTTCCAGAACGTACAATAGATGCGTTATCTGGAGAGATGCAAAGACAAAGGGAAGAGACTGGTACATACAGACCAGACTGGAGTCCTTTTGGTGGGTATGATAACCCAATAGAAACAAAAACATGGTGGGGTAAACAGTTACGTGGTTTAGTCCACTTTGGTACACTAGCAGCCGGTACAGTTGTGGCAGCTAAAAGTCTTGCAGCTACAGGAGTGGTATCAGTGCCAGCCGGTTTAGTTGCACTGTCAAAAGGCAATTTAGTAAGAGGTGCTGCTGTAGGGGCTGCGTCTGATCTTATATCTAAAGAATCAGACGAGCAAAATGCTTTAGCTGCATTACGTGATAGGTTTGGTTGGATAGATACACCTATATCTACCAAAGACACTGACCATCCAGTTGTGATGAAGCTAAAGAATATTGTCGAAGGTATGGGCATAGGTCTAATCTTTGATGGTTTCGCCTACACACTAAAAAAAGGTGGCGATAAAGCTATAGAACAAATAACAAAACGTAACAAGAGTTTAGAAAACCAAACAGTACAAGCTGGTTTAGCACAGCTTCGTAAGGGTGAGACTGAGTTTAGAGCAGATAAAAATGCACCTATATCTCAGCCACACCAAGGGGCACACGTATCCGAGGTTGAACCACAAGTAGCTCGTGAACAGTTATCAAAAACACGTAAGGAATGGGGCTCAGAAGAGGGTTCAACTGGTAGTGTTACAACACCCGTAGAACGGGAAAGAATAGCCTTAGAAGGCGGTACAGACGACGCTACAGTCGAACGTATCATGAAAGGTTTGATGAGTAGCGAAAAGTTTGCAAGAGAACTAGACGCAGCTAAGGGTAATAGAAAAGCATTAGTATCACAGTTTAGAGAAGCTATAGAAGCACATCAACGTATAACTCAAGGTAGAAATGCTGTAGAGATGTCAGCTGATGAGTACTTAAAAGAATTACTTGAAGCAAACAAAGACATAATAGATGGCGTAGAAGTATGGACATCTAAAAACGTAGTAATTGCTGATCTTGTTATAGGTTCACTTCTTAAACAGGTACGTGATTTAGGCACAGCCGGTAGAGAAATTGCAGATCTTGTTGATATAACTGATATAGACGGCCCATCTAAACAGCTTATAGATACTATGCTTACTGCATTGTATGAAACAAAGAAAGCTAGATTTGTAAAGTCTGACTCATTTAGAGAATTAGGTCTTGGTAAGAAAAGTAAAAAAACTGTAGAAGAAGCTACAACTCAAGCCATGGAAGATACTAAAGAATCTATCGTGTCTATACTTAAGATTGCTAAGAATGATAAGGACGATAACTTACTAAACGCATTGTATGAAGCATTTTCTATGATGGATAATGTTAATACACTAGACGATTTCGATGCGTGGGCAAGAAAAACAATTCTGGGTGGTGCGTTAACCGAAGGCGGTGTAAATCGTACTGGTGTCATGATTCGTGAATTAGAAGGTGTGATGAGTCATAGTATTCTATCAGGCCCTAAAACACCGGCTCGTGCTATTATGGGTACATCAACTGCAACTTTCTTACGACCATTAGCACAGAGCTTAGGTGCAATACTAAGGCTACCATTTGATGGTAATGTAGGTGATGTAAGAGCTAGTCTTGCAGCAGTAAATGGTATGATAGAAGCTATACCTGAGTCATTTACTATATTTAGAAATAAACTAAACTCATACTGGAAAGGTGATATAAGACAGATAAAGACACGTTTTACAGAATTTACAGCAGCTGACGACAACTGGGAGATACTACGTCGTTGGGCAGAAGATAGTGGTAGAGCTACACCCGGAGAAACAGCAGCGTTTCGTGTAGCTAATATGGCACGTCAGATGAACAATAATAACTTATTGACTTACTCTACAAAGATAATGGCTGCGACTGACGACGCTTTTGGCTTCGTACTTGGTCGTGCTAAGATGCGTGAAAAAGCTATGCGTAGGGCTCTTGAGTTACAAGAAAATGGTTACAAAACACCAAAGATAACAAAAGAGTTGATGCGAGCATATGAAGATGATTTTTACTCTCAAGTGTTTGATGCACAAGGTAATATCATTGACGAAGCTACAAAGTTTGCACGTCAAGAAGTAACACTAACACAAGAACTTACAGGCTTTGCAAAAGGTCTTAATGATGTATTTAGTGCTGCACCTTTAGCTAAACCATTCTTTTTGTTTGCTAGAACTGGTGTCAATGGACTTGCACTTACAGGTAAGTATACACCCGGTTTTAA